AGGTGTACTCAGCTTTAAGAGCTCGAGTTTTTGCCGTTACGGTAGTTTTCTCAATGGTGAAAGCCATCTCTGCGAAATGGTTATTAGATGCATCACCTTGTGCTTCCATGTTAGCAGTCGTATCACCAGTACCTGTATCCCAGTTACCTGCATCATCAAAAGGACTCAAAGAAGATGTAGACGTATCATGTGTACCAGTACCAGAGAAACCTGTGTTTGCTTCATCAAATAATGCTTCAACACTCTCACCACCAGCAACTCCACCTGATCCACCAGACTGTGCATTGTATTTTGATTTCATAGCAAAAATGAGTCCTGTAGGACCGGTCATTGGCTGAACACCACATACATCATAAGCAATCAAATGAGGCATTGCGCGTCGAACCAAAGAGATCATAATAGGATCCCATTTAGCAACTCCACCCGTATCAGCCATAGCACCAGCAGAGTTAGCAGGAGCTGCTTCTGATAAAAACTTTTCTTGATTCTCCAACAAACGCAATGTTACATCACGCTTATAAGAATCTTTAATTTCAGGAAGGTCAGCATGTTCCATTACTGGTTGCCACTTTTCCTTGATTGTTTCAGATAAATACATAATTGTACTCCTTTAAAATTTATTTACTTAATTAAGTTTGTTCTCAATCATCCCATAAATTAGTTTATTTTTTTGATAAATTAGAAATAGCACTCATAATACTATCCATTTTGGCATCACTTTTTCCATCAGCAACTGGATTATTAGTACCGGCTGTTTTCTTATTATCATCTACTTCTTTTTTATCTGACTTGAAATAGCTGTTCTTAATAATGTTCAGTTTTTCTTTATACTGTTCATCAGTATCGTACTCAACATCCTCAGTTAATTCAGCTAACTTTTCTACATCAGTATCAACCATTCCTTCGGAAATTGTTTTGAAAATATGAGCAGCTTTATATTTATTTAATTCTTTCACGGTTTCCATGTGCTTCTCTGTTTGCTCGTCAAGTTTTTCTTCCAACTCTGCAACTTCAACGACTAGATTTTCAAATACATCTTCCTTCTCATCAGGAACATCAATATAATGCTCTTCAAACAACTTCTTCAAACCAGAAATAAAACTCTCGGTGACTTCGTTGCGAACACCAGTTTCAACTGCAAGTTTATTTTCTGTCATCCATTCTTTTACTGTGTAATTGAGGTAGTTATCTATGTTCTCAGTCATCTCTGTCTGCATAGACTCAATACGCTCATCATTTTCTTTCTTAGATTCTTCACGAATCTGTTTGCGAATACCAGCAATCTTAGATTTAACAGCAGCTTCAAAGATTGTAGCAGCTTTTGTTTTGAATTCCTCAGAAAGCTCTTCACCATCTACGAGAGCAGAAACATCAGCAGAAACATCTACTTCAATATCTTCTTTCTTGGTATCTTCTTTCTTTGAATCTTCTTTTTTGGATTTCTTTTCTTCGTCTGCTTCTTCTTCGTCATCTTCTTCATCTTCGTATTCTTCTTCGTGCTTTTCTGCTTTAGCAGACTTTTTAACTTCTTCCAAATTTTCTTTATCTGATTCATCTTTTACTTCCTCCTCCAATTTTTCCTCATCTTTAGCTTCGGCAGCTTCCATAATTTCTTTTTCCAATTCTTCGTCACTTTTTCCATTTTCTACGGTTTCATCTTTTGCCATGTTACTTCTCCTTTAAGAATATGTTTTAAGTCCATATATATTTATAATATTAAAGATTTCCAAGAAATTTCTCGAATATTTCAAGTTTTTTAGCATCTAATTCCTTTGAATGAGTAGAATGAACATCTTTTTTGATATAATCTTCCACTTCACCCGTTGCTGTAAACTCTTTTCCTTCCATAATACCATTAACAAACGCTGCTGGAGCAGACGGGTCAGCCACAATATCTACTGTACTTAACACGAAATCCTTCTGTACTTCATTGACACCAGCCTTGTTTGTTTTTACCGTTCCCAATCCTCTTGAACTAACACCAAGTTTAACACCAGATTCTAAAAGATTTTTAACAATCTTACCATTTGGTGTGTCCATAATTTTTGCTTTACCAACAAAATTTTTACCATCTTCAACCAACTCAGTAATAAGATGTGAAACTCGGTCAAGATTGATTGTAGGTCCCATTGGATGTCCAAGTTCACCTAATGCCCTGCCCTCGTTTACAAACTTCTTATTATAATTTTTGACTTCACGTTGAAGAACAGGAAAAGGATAAATTCTACCATTCTGATTCTTAACATCAGATTGCATGAATACACCTTTGATGTACTGTTGCTTCCCTTTACCTTCCACGATATATTCTATCTCATTAGTGTGTTCTGTAATAAGTTTCATTTATTTATCTCCTTTACCTTTTTTTGCCATTCTTTCTGTTTCTGCTGCTTTAACTTTTGGTAAAATTTTCTTAGCTATCTTTTTAATAAGGGCTTTCTTTTTATCTAATTTTTTTTCTAAATTTTCTCTACCAGACTGAGACAAATCAGATTTACTTTTATCTTTTAATATTTTCTTAGTAAGAAGGTCTCTTGCTTTCTTTTGCGCTCTCTTTTTTAATTTCTCAGGATTAGCTTTTTTCTTCATGGCAAGAGCTCGTTTACGAGCAATCATTTTTCCTTTTGCTTTCATTATCCTAGACTTCTTATTACGTTGTGCTATGGATAATGCTTCATCTTGAGTTTCTATGTTATCCATTTGTTGTTCCTTCTGGTTGTGTTTCGGTAGGTTCTGTTTCTGTTTCTGGTTCAAGTTTAGTATATTTAAATGCACTTTTGAAATCTTGAATAGCACTATGTGTTTTATCTTTCATCAATGACGCAAAATCATCATTAGCTTTATTAAATTTCTTATCTAAAATATTTTTAATAATACTTTTCTTTAAATCACTCATTTTGTATTTCCTTTCATTAGACTTAGATTTTCAATAATAAAATCTTCATTGTTTATTGTACTTCTTAGAGTATCTTCATCAATATTATATTTAATAGATGCCTCTGATATAGCTCTATCAATCTTAGTAATACCATATTGATCAGTTAACATAAACGCATATCGAATTGCATCATGTAAATTATTTAAATTAGATGAAACTGCTTTTCTTTTATAATTTTTAATAAAGCTAGATTTTCTTAATGTCATTAGAAATCTCCCATATCACCTGTATCACCCATATCATCAACGGAGTCTAATTCCGCTTTTTCTTTATCCATCTGTTTTTGTAATGTTTCAATTTCTTCATCTGTTTGTTGAAGAATATTCTTTTTAACCCATTCATTGGAAATATATTTACCAATATATTCTTCAGCCTGTGCAAGAATTTCAAATCGTTCTCTCATTATTTCATTATTTTTCAATTCAGAAAAATGTGCATCTTTTGTCCATACATAATCAAGATTATCTTTAATATCAAACCAATCTTCTTCTTTAATAATACCCTTTAAGAGTAATTGGATTTTCAACAAGTCTGTGAACAAATGTGAAAATCTATGTCTTAGTTTAGCAATATATTTACCAAACTTGACTTCATCTCTGTTAATCTCTGTAGCTCTGCCGAGATTAAATGCAGTTTGTTCTGTTCCTTCTATTCGTGAAATAGGAACATTCAAAGATTGATATAGTTTCTTTCTGAAATACTCTATATCTTCAATCTCACCAAGATTTTGTCCTGATGGTAATGTAGAAATTTCAGTTCCTCTACCACCATCTCTCCGTGGTAGCCAGAAATCTTCTAACATTGACATTTGTTTTTTCTGATCTTCTACTTCACCTGTTGAAGCATTATAAATTACTTTTTGTTTATATTTGTCCATTACAGAACGCAAATATTGTTCTGCTTTTAATTTCGGTAAGTTACCAACATCAATATAAAAGATTCGTCTTTCTGGAGCTCTTGCTAAACGATAGATAACAAGTGAATCTTCAATCATTCTTAATTGATTAAATGGTTTTATTGACTTATATAGATAACCTATAATAATTTGTTTTTGATTGTCCACCATTCCTGAGTGAACATAAGAAATAGCATCTGGTGCAACACGAACTGCTGAAGAAGTTGTACTTCTATCTTCTTCGTTTGTGTAGACAAAATACTCCTGAGTATCTGTTACCATGTCTACACCTGTTACAGGATCTTTTTCTTTTTTTATTTCTTTTACTTTTTTTATGTTTAATGCATCAACAGAAATTAAATCTTGTATACCTTCTCTTACTTTATCAGTATCAATAACAATATGATGATAAATTTTTCCATCAATATACCATTTACGAAATAAATCTGATCCTGTTTTATTAAAATCTAATAGTTTTAAAAGATTTTTAAATTCATTGGATATTTTAGTTTTTATTCCATCACTCTGTTCTACATTGTCTAAAGAAATAGCAACAGTTGGTTTCCCATCTTCGTGAACAACAGCTTCATTAACAACATCAGAAATTGCTAAGTCAACTTCTTGCGACATAGACATTTCACGATATTTCTTAATAAGAACATTTTCATCTTTTGCATCAATACCTGTATCTAGGTAATGACCCAATATACCACCAGCTTCAACGATTTGCGTAGCACCGTCAAGATTATCTGGTATTACAAATGATTTGCTTTTTTTATCTGTTTTCTTTGCTATTTCAAAACCAAATAATTCAAATCCAGCCATAAACTTTATCCTTTATATTATTATAAAAAGAAAGGGGGAGAAAACTCCCCCTTTTCAAAAATTAAGTATTCAAACCAAGATTAACTGGACCTACTTGTGCATTAGCTGATACTTGAACATCAAGACCAAGTCCACCAGCTGTTGCATCAAAACCACCAGTTGCCATTGATTGAACTCCATTTACTGCAAATCCAACAGTATATTCTTCAACAGTATCATTACCATCCATTGTTAAATCAATAGCACCGATAGATGTTGGAAAAATATCTTGCAACGTATAACGTCTGATTGTGTTACCACTACGGTCAAGATGTAACACCATGGCTGTACCATAAACCGCATCACCTCTTAACCTAGAAAAATTACCAGCGTTTGCTGTAATATTATCAGACCATCTTTCAAAATTAGACCTATGAGCCCAATTAACATCATTCAAAATCGTTACTGTCCATTCCTCAAATGTTCTATCTCCGGGAACTTTAAGTTGTCTACCCATATATGGAACATCAATAGCACCAATAGTAGATGCTGGAATAGAGGCCCCTTTACAATGAAACTCAAAACTCTCACCCACAGGACCTGGTTTGCCGAAAACTTGTACTCTAAATAAATTAGGTCGCACCCCACCTCGGAATTGTTGTGCGAATTGTGAAATTGTATTAGGCATTGTTTATTACTCCTTTAAGTTTGTATATATTTATAAGATTAACCACCGATTTCTTCAAAAGAAACATCAGTTCGAGCGGCAATAAAGTTCAATTGAATGTAATTGATAGACCTTGCTGGTTTAACATAAATGTCTCCAACAAAACTGTTCGTATCAATAATCTGTCCAGTATTATTTGAACTATCACAAACTACCTTAAAGTCAGTAATACCTCGTCTACCCTGTACTTCTCTCAAGAAAGGTTCAACCATATTTACGAATTGTGAGCGTGTAAATTCATCATTGAACTCAAATAACATTGCTTTAGCAGCAATACTAATTGCTTTCTCCAAAACAATAAATAATCTTCGTACATTGATTCTGTCAAATGCACTTGGAACTGTCTGCATTGTTTTATCACCCCAAAGAAGTATACCAGTACCAGTCTGTGTAACAATGGGATTAATGCATAAAGGATACATAGTATCACGATCTGCCTTTGTCGGCTCCCAAGAAAGTTTAACAATATTCTTAATCAAACCACGATTCATTCCTGCAGGTGACCACCAAGCATCATTCGTGAAATCAGTTCTTGCACACAATCCAGCAATGTCGCCGTTCATTGGAATATAACGGAAAACATCATTGTATCTGTCGTACTGATATTTCCAAGCACTATCCATAACTGCATAACTTGAAGAACCAA